ATTCGCTCATATTATGAAAACATAGTTTTCAACTGCCTCCGGACTTTCACCGGAGTATATAATAGCACTATCTATTGCGTGCAAGTTTCCTTACACTTAGTAGACTAGTGTCACTTTATAGCTCATCAGGGTATAACCCATGATCAACTATATAACCATCATTTAAGATAAACTTATACGATGGTGTTCCATCCCTGACATCAATGAAAGACAATGATGTCCCTTCAGAGTAATCCACAGCTGACGGTTCATACCACTTAACGTGGGATAAATTTATCGGACTGGCATTATACTGAAAAGCTCTAAGGACCGCCGGCGCTCCATCAATCTTCTTTTTCTCCTGAACAAGGATTAAAGATAATCGACGGGCTTCTGGCGAGAACACAGACGTCACACTACGTAATTCTTTACCTCCGAGTAAACAAGGAGGTAGGAACTCGCGGCGTATACGTCTCCATAGAGTTGCCGTGGTAGGATCACAAATCCCAATATCTCTCGAAAGCGACCAAATTCGTATCGAATTTAGTAGCCATATGACTCGTGTTACAGAGTCTATGGGTTTCCGAATATAAAAAGGACTGACATCAATACCATTGTACCAGTGAGCGCCACAACTCTCACGAAAAGGTCCATCAATGAAGGATTTATCTAAATTAATAGTAAACCCTACTGATTGAAGCACCTCTATAGTGAGTGGAGATGAATAACGAGGACATATGATGTCATCGCCAAACACGTTCACAGTATCGGCATACGGGAGAACTTGATGAGGACCCGTTAAGGTCTCCAATGTCATAATACGACAGGCCTCAGACAGAGACCAGAATATTAATGACTCAAGTTCAAAGGTATACCCATTTCCCATACTTGAATGCATCTCCCAACGGACAGTCCGTCCGTCAGGTAACATTCCATAAGGAGAACGAATATCGTCTAGAAACTCAACCCACTCAGTGGAGAAAAGCTCGAAAACAAGACGCTGACTTACACTATTACTAGCACCCTTACAGTCGAGGGTAGATAAGTGATTATACTTACTACCTATCCGACTCAGGTCCTGGTTAGTGGTTTGATCGTTAAGGTTTACATTGCATATGCGTTTAAAGCGTTTGCGTATATGTGAACCGACACTGCGTTGAGCACCGACATTCATGTCGGACTCCTTAGCAGCGGCACGATCTTCGTCAGTTTCCTTTGGAACAGTGAAGACGCTGTTTCCAACGACAAGCCTTAATTGAGGATGCTCCTCGCTCTTCCATAAAGGAGTAGCTCGGATCACGCTCAAGGCATATTTGTAGTTGCGCGCAGTCGTATCTAACCTTGTCCGGCGATATTTATAATAAATATCTCCTTCAGTACGCTTCTTACTAGTCGTAGCACCGCTAGAAAAGGCATGGCCCTCCATGATTGTAGTAATACAAAGAGGACCCATAACCTTAGCGATGATACGCTTAGCAATTAGCAGTACACCCTGGAATCGGGGGTCAGTAGAACTGAACCCTTGTTCATTAACTATTCGGCAATGTTCATTTTG